CAGCGGGGGCGCGGGGGGGCGGGGCCCCCCCCCCCCCCCCCCCCCCGGGGACCCTCTATAGCCAGTCACCGTCCAGCAAGGAGGACACATGCCGATCATCGCACCGAAGCAGCGGGTGGACGCCCCCGCTGCATCGCCGCTGCCTGGCGGGCTCTTCTCGCAGTTCTCCCCGATCGAGGACTCTTCGGTCCGCTGGGAGAACGGCGTCACTTGGGAGGACTCCGAGCGCGCCCAGCTCGGCGCCATCGGCCAGTGGCAGAGCCCGGGCACCGTCCCCGGCCTGCCGAAGACCCTGACCGACCCGAAGTGCCTGACTCTGGAGTCGCAGGCCCCTCTCACCGTATACGCCGCGTTCCGCACCACTCCGCTGGGACACTCCCCTGCGGAGGCGACCCGGATCGCCGCCTCCCGCCTGCTGCTCCAGGAGGAGCACGCCGTCGAGCAGGCCCTCTGGAGCGGGGCTCCCGGCCGTGGGCTGGGACTGAGCAAGGTCCGCTCCTACTCCGTCAAGGGGAGTGGGAAGCTGGACATGGCTCAGGGCCTCGCCGTCCTGGAGCACTACGCGGCCCAGTACGGAGCCCAGCCGACACTGCACATCCCCCGCCGCCTGGCCAGCCTCATGGCGAGCGCCAAGCTGATCGAGGACGTGAAGGGCGGCAGCTTCGCCACCCGTCTGGGGACTCCGGTCGTCGTGGGAGCCGGCTACCCCGACGAGATGCAGATCGTGGCCACCGGACCGCTCGTCATCTACCGCGGGGACGCCTTCACCTCGACCAATGGCGCCGGCGGGTTCGACAAGGGTCAGAACGACCTCACCGGAGTGGCCGAGCGCCAGTACGTCATCGGCTTCAACAAGTGGGACGCGTTCCGGGTCACCGTGGACGCCGGGATCCCGCAGCTCGACCTGAAGGCGGCGGAAGAGTGATCTCCCGCGCAGCATCAGTCGCCCTGGCCGTGATCGCCGCGGCCGCGGTCTACACCATCACTCAAATCACGTACGAAGGAGAGCGCTGAACCATGGCGAAGACGCACTCATACACACCAGTGCTGGGGAAGCGCATCCGCGTCACCCCTCTGGACACCTGCGGAAAGTTCGACAAGGCCCAGCACAAGCCGGTGGCCACCTCCGGCTTCGTGTCGATCAAGCTGGCCGCCGAGGTCGAGGACGGCACGGAGATCACGGTCCGCAAGGCCGACGGCTCCCTGTGCGTCAACGAGAAGCAGTCGAACACCTTCAAGTTCTTCTCGGTCGAGCTGGAGTTCTGCGGCGTGAACCCCTCGGTCCTGGACATCGTCACCAACGCGACGAAGTACCTGGACCACGCGGGCGACACCGCCGGCTTCAAGGTCGCCTACGGCAAGATCGAGAAGAAGTTCGCGCTCGAGCTGTGGACCGGCCTGTCCGGCCAGGCCTGCGCCGAGGGTGCTGAGGACGCCAGCGGCTACCTGCTGCTGCCCTTCATCACCGCCGGAACCATCGGCGACATCGAGGTCAACGGTGAGGACGCCATCTCGTTCTCCATGACCGGCGCCGTCACCAAGTCCGGCAACGCCTGGGGCACCGGCCCCTACGACGTGGTCAAGAAGGCCAAGCAGGGCGGAGGCGGCTTCGACAACGCGAAGCTCCCCACACCGCTCGACCCGCTCGACCACCTCCTGATGATCGACACGGCTCTCGCTCCCCCGCCGGACAGCGACCAGCCCGTCACCGTCGCCTGAGGCCTACAAGCCCCCTCAGCGGCACTGACAGCCCCGTAGAGCGCACAAACGCCCTGCGGGGCTGTCACCGTACCCGCGCCGCACAAACCGGCCTCTATGACCCTTAGGAGGGTCTTATAGGTATACTCATCCGTGCGGGCACCGCCTATAGCCGGCGGCGTAGCCATCCCGCACCACGTACGCGCTGTAGGAGAGGGCATGCAGGACATCGAGAGGGGCTACGGCCCGGGAGACTGGCCGGTCTCCTACAGCGCGTGCGAGGACCTGAAGGAGTACCTGGACGAGGCCGGCCGGCCGGAGCAGCAGCACACCTTCGAGGCCATGGCGACCCAGCTGCTCTGGGAGTGGACCGGGCGCCGGTTCGGGACCGACATCGTCACGATCCGCCCCGAGCCGGCCGACTGCGTACCGCCGCCCACCTACCAGTCCCAGGGCTACCTGCGGAGCTTCCTCCCGTTCCGCCTGGGAGGCGTACTGCACGACGTCGTGTGCGGCATCTGCGGACCCTACTGCACCCACACCTCCGGGACACCGTCCATCCGCCTGCCTGGGAACGTCCACCGAGTGCATCAGGTCACTATCAACGGCAAGGTGCTCCCGCTGGGCGCGTACCGGCTCATCAACCGCTCTGTGCTTCAGCTCACGGGACGCACCGGCCCCACCGGCCCCGACGTTCCGCTTGTATTCCCCTCGGTACAAGACCTTTCCCGGCCGACGACCGAGGAGGGCACCTGGGAGATCCGTTACTCGCAGGGCGTTCCTGTCCCTGAGGGCGGCCAGGTAGCCGCCGGCGTGCTCGCGCTTGAGCTGGCCAAGGCGGCCTGCATGGACCGTGACTGCGCTCTGCCTGCGCGCCTCCAGTCGGTCACCCGCCAAGGCGTCACCGTGCAGGTGCAGGACGACTTCGAGGAGATGCAGAGCGGCCGGACCGGCATCTGGCTGGTCGACTCCTGGGTCGCCTCGATCCGCCAGCCTCGTCAGGCCGCCCGGGCCTACAACCCGGACGACTACGCCCGCAACCACTCGGCCACCCGCTCCCGCGGAGTGATCTGGTGAGCCCGGCCCCGCGCTTGATGCGCCGCAACCGCGCCCAGAGCGAGGACTACGCAGCCCTGTCGGGCCGCGTCGCCTCGCCGGCGCCGTCCGTCGTCCACTCCACTGCGCTCGCCCTGCTCAAGGGCGGTGCCCAGGCCCTGTCCAACGCGGTCTCGCAGGCGTACGTAGCCCCGGGCGCCGAGGTGGCCTGGGACGAGTGCTGTGCCGGGCACCTCTACGTCCGCACCGTCTCAGTCTCCCCGGTCTTCGGCACCCGAGCCGCCGACGGGGAGGCGTGCTCGGTCCGCTACTGGGCCGCGACCTACGCCCTCGGTACGCTGCGCTGCGTCGAGGTCGTGGACGACAGGGGCCGGGGGCCTCGCCCCTTCGACCTGACGGCGGACGCCGCCGTACTGCACCAGGACATGGCGGACCTGGGCAAGTTCCTGACGTCGTCCACGAACGCGGACGCCATGGACTGGCAGGCGTCCGGCCCCGACGGCGGCTGCGTGGCCGGCGAGTGGACCTTCACGGTCCGGCTCAACTGCCCGTGACCTATGAGGTGTGAGATGGTTCACGTCAACGTCCGGTTCAAGGGCCCAATCCGTGAGGACAAGGTGGCCCAGATCACTAAGCAGGCTGCCCTGAAGGCGTCTCGCCGCACTCAGGGGCGCATCCAGCGCAACATCCGCGCCAAGGGGCGCGTGAATTCTGGCCGTATGGTGAACTCCGTCACTATTGAACGGGTCCACGGCAAGCACCCGCTCAACCCGACCTTCGAGGTCGGGGCCAGGACTCCGTACGCCGCCTACCAGGAGAAGGGCACCCGTGCTCACGGGCCGATCGAGGCGTCTCGCATGGTCTTCACCCCGAAGGGGTCCGGCCAGGCCGTCTTTGCCAAGTGGGTCAAGGGCATCGCGGGCGCTCACTTCGTTCGGGACGCGCTTCGGCTTATCAAGCCCTCTGACTTCCATTAGAATCGCCTCATGGCTACCATCACGATCCCCGGCAAGACCCGGAAGTCCATCTCTGTTGAACTGGTCGGTACCGAGTACAAGGTCCGCCCTCCCAAGGCGTCCGTCGCCATCTTCCTGTCCCAGGCGCTCAAGGACGCCGACGAGGACTCCGAGAAGATCATCGACGGCCTGGCCAAGTGGTGCCACGTCCTCTTCGGCAAGGAGACCGGCGCCGAGGTCGTCAAGCGGCTGAAGAACCCTGCCGACGACCTCGACATCCCCGACCTGACCGACCTCATCTCCGCCGTCATGGAGGAGGCCGGGGAGAACCCTCCTACGTAGTCCAGCGCCTCCTAGCCTCGGCGTACGCGGAGTGGGACTACATCGACGGGTTCTGCCTCGGGCACGGGATCGACCTTGAGACCCTGCCCCTGAACCGGTTCTGCCACGTCATGTGGTGGATCCTCACCCGCAACGCCGAGGACGAGGGCGCTACCGAGAAGCTGAAGAGGGACCTGTGGCTCCCGCCCAAGGGCGTCGAGGTCACTGACCCTCGCAGCCCGTGGTACTCGGGCAACGAGTCGAGTGGGTTCGGGTCCCTTAAGTCGGCCCTCGGAATGTGACAGCACCTATAGGACACGCCTATGCGGGCGGTATCATGGCCTCAGACAGGAGTCGGGCCGCGATGCCGCCCGCTTGACGTACGGAGCGGGGAGGGTAGCCCGTGGCAGACAAGATCGGCGAGGTAGTCGTAGAGGTCGGCGCTGACGCTCGCGACTTCCGCGGCGACGCTGAGCGGGGCATCGAGAAGAGCCTCAAGAAGATCGGCAAGCGGATCGAGCGCGCCGCCGAGAAGTGGGCGCGCGAGATGCGCGACTCCGTCAAGGACGCGCTCGACGGCCTCGTGCTGCAGGTCAACGCCAAGATCGACCCCAAGGACCTACGGCGCATCGAGAGCGCCATCGCTCAGACCAAGGCGTCTCCTGACGTCACGGTCTCCCGCCGCGACCTGGAGGAGATCAAGCAGAAGCTCCGCCAGCTGGATGCCCGCGCCCCCGTCAAGCCGGTCCTCGACGACAACGCCGTGGCCCGCATCGGGCGCGAGCTGGATGAGATGAAGGCCGCGATCAGGGCGCGCGTGGACCTCGACGAGAAGTCCCGCCGCAAGGCCCTCGACGCGATCCGCAAGACCGAGGCTGCCATCGACGCCAAGGTCGAGATCGACGGCAAGGACGTTGCCGAGATCAAGGAACGCATCGCCAACATCAAGTCCGACATCAAGGTCGACGCGTCCCTGGAGAAGGCTACTCAGCGCAAGCTCAAGGAGCAGATCGCCAAGCTCGACGCCAAGCTCAAGGCCGAAGCCGAGCTGGACCCGACCTCTCGGGCCAAGATCAAGGAGCAGCTGGACAAGCTGGGCGGCGACATCGAGACCAGCGCCCACCTCTCTGAGGCGTCCAAGCGCAAGCTGAAGCGCGAGCTGGACAAGCTGGACGGCAAGGCGACCGTCAACGCCGACCTGGACGACGGCAAGGCCCGCTTCGACCTGAAGCGCCTGACGGCCAAGCCCTACTTCGTGGACATCCACGCCCGCCTGGCCAAGGCCTCCGTGGCGAAGGTGGCCGGACAGCTCAAGGCCCTGGCCGGCGGGAACATCTTCAGCAACCTGAAGAACAGCCTCGACGACGTGTTCACCAACCTGGACACCTTCGCCGTCAAGGCCGCTACGGCGGGTACCGCGATCCTCGGCCTGACCTCCATCGCCGGGGCCGGGCTAAGCAACATCGCCCAGCTCGGCCTCGCCGTCGCCCACACCCTGCCCGCCCTTCTCGCCATGCCGGGCATCCTAGGCACCGCGGCGGCCGGAATCGGCATCTTCGCCGCGGCTATGAAGGACGCCTCGACCGTCCTGGCCGACCTGGGGCCGCGGTTCTCGGCCCTCCAGAAGGACATCTCCGCCGCGTACTGGGGTGAGGCGGCCGACGCCATCCGCGGGTTCGCCAACAACGCCCTAGACGCTCTCGGCCCGTCCATCTCCAACGTCGCCACGCAGCTGGGCCGAATGTCTCGAGCGGTCGCCGATGCTGCTCAGGACCATATCCCAGGCTTTCGGGCCTCTCTGGGCTACCTGGCCGAGGCCCTGGACATCGGCGGGGACGGCGCCGGGGCGTTCACCGACGCCCTGCTGACCCTGGGCGAGACCGGTGCGAAGTACCTCCCGTCTATCGCCTCCTGGGCGAACGGCGTCGCCTACAGCTTCCAGAACTGGGTGCAGGCCAAGACCGCATCCGGCGAGATGGATGCGGCCATCCAGGCCGCCGCCAAGACCTTCGGGACCCTGAAGGACATCGTCTTCGACCTGGGCGGGATCCTGGGCGGGGTCTTCAAGGCCATGGCCGCCGGGTCGGCCCCCATCGACTCCATCGCAGCTGCCCTGGACCGGGCCAACAAGGCCGTGAATGGGCCGCTGTGGCAGGGGACCCTTACCTCCATCTTCAGCGCGATGGGGGAGGCCGCGTCACACGCCTTCGCCGGAGTCGGCTCGCTGGGCCAGGCCTTCGTGTCCCTGGGTCCGACCATCTCCACGATCCTCCCGCTGGTCGGCCAGATCATCGAGACCGGGCTCAAGGGCATCTCTGCGGCCCTTCAGGACCCGGCCTTCCAGGGCGGCCTGGTGGCCTTCTTCCAGGGGGTCCTGACCGCCGTCCAGGCCCTTGCCCCCGCCATGCCCGCCCTCGGGCAGGCCTTCGGCGCCATCGCCACCGTCATGGGGGCGCTACTTGCAGCCGTGGCCCCTCTCGTGGCTCAGCTGGTCGAGGGTCTGGCGCCGGTGTTCACTCAGCTGTCCACGCTGCTCGTTCCAATCATTGAGCAGCTGGGCGCCGCGCTCATGCCGATCATCCAGGCCCTCATCCCCGTCATCCAGGAGCTCGTCACCCAGTTCGGCCCCATCGTCGCCGAGCTGCTCCCCCAGGTCCTCCCGCACATCGTGACTATCGTGCAGGTTCTCTCCGCCGCCCTGATCCCGGTGATCCAGGCGGTGGCGGCCCTCACGCAGGCCCAAATCCCCGTCATGGTGGGGGCCTGGAACGTCCTCTCCACCGCAGTCACGGACTCGATCAACTTCATCCGAGGTGTCGTGAACACCGTGATGGGGCTGCTGACGGGCGACTGGTCGCGAGCCTGGAACGGGATCAGCCAGATCGGGCAGGTCGTCTGGAACCTCATCCAGACGTCGTTCCTCGCCTTCCTCAACGCGTTGCGCATCTCGGCGCAGGTGTCCTGGAACGCCATCACGGCCGTCATCCGCGGAGCCTGGAACATCATCTCCTCCGTGGTGACCTCCGGAATCTCCGTGGCCCGGAGCATCATCAGCGCCGGCTGGAACTTCATCACCAGCATCACGTCCTCGGCCTGGAACACCATCAAGAGCGTCGTCTCCTCCGCAATCGACGGGGTGAAGAACTTCATCAGCTCGGGGTGGAACGCGGCCACGAGCCTCACATCGAACGCCTGGAGCGCTATGCGCAGCGCCGTGTCGGCGGGAGTCAGCGGGGTCATCAGCTTCGTCAGCTCCATGCCGGGCAGGATCATGGGGATCTTCTCCGGGGCGGGGTCCTGGCTGTGGAATGCCGGCGTCAGCATCATCAGTGGGCTACTGAACGGAATCAACTCAATGATCGGATCCGTGCGCAGCAAGCTCAGCGAGCTCACCAGCCTGATCCCTTCGTGGAAGGGTCCTGCGCCTGTCGACAAGGTCCTGCTCACCCCTGCAGGTGAGATGATCATGCAGGGCCTCATCAAGGGCCTGGAGAGTCAGTACGGCGCCGTGCGCTCCTCCCTCCAAGGCCTGACCGAGGACCTGACCAAGCCCGCCACGATCGGTCTCAGCGCCGACGTGCGCCCGCTCCCTGCCCGGGCCTCAGCCGGGCGCCCGAACGCTAGCTCGGATCCTGCCTCCGCGTTTGATAAGAGCAACCAATCAGGCGCTACAATCAACATCACCAACAACTATCCGCAGGCCAAGCCTGACTCGACGACTCGTGACGAGGTCGCTGAGGGTCTGAGGCTGGCAGCGATCATCTGAGGAGGGTCACCCACCCATGGCCATCTACTCACTGGACGGCACTGACCTGGACGACGTCCGGCAGCGCTGGGTGCTCGCTGAGGGCACCGCCCTGGCGACCAGAGGCGCCCCGTGGAACGCCTCGGTCGACATCCCGGGGCGCTTCGGGGTGCTCCCCATCGCCCCGTCCGTGACCAAGTCCGCCACCGTCGCCCTGAAGTTCACCGTGTTCTCCTGGACCGACGGCCGGAACGGCAACCGCTGCAAGGAGGGGCTTGAGGTCCTGGAGAGGAACTACCAGGACCTCATGCGCCGCCTGTTCGCCTTCGGCCGGATGCAGACGCTCCGGTACACCCCTAAGGGAGCCCCCTTGCGGGAGGCTCAGGTGCGCCCCTCGTCCTCTGTCGAGCCCAAGCTCGACCCGCACTCGGAGACGATCTCGTTCACGGTCGTCTACGAGATCGTCTCCGGGCTGTGGCGCGGTACGCAGGAGCTCGTCGCCGACCTGACCGACATGTCTGCATTCACCGGCTGCGTCATGCCTATCCCGGACGGCTGGCTCATGCTTGAGCCGACGGCGGGCACGTGCACCGTCAGAGACAACGTATCGGGCTCTTCGTTCACCTTCACCGGCACCCTCAACGGTGGGGAGCGCCTTCTGGTAGACGTAGCGGGCTACCGCGCCTGGAAGAACCCCTCCGACACCTGGGAGCCTCAGCGGAACGCGCGCTCCGCCGACGGGGAGATCTCCATGAGTCCCGGAGGCTTCCGGGCCACTCCCGACGCTGAGGGCCGCATCTCCATGACGCTGACAAGCACGACCGGCCGCTTTCGCGGAAGGATGGCCTACTGATGCCCCGAAACCCCGCGTTCCCGCGTGGCCTGGCCATGCGCTACGTCGCCTACGAGCAGGCCGGGGCACGCCTCGGCGTCCTGCCAGACGCCCTGGCTGGGACCTTCACCTGCCCTCGACAGTCCACTCCGTCGCTCACCCTCTCCTACCCGAATGGGGGCCTGGGGGCGCGCGGCGAGCTGCTCGACTCCGCCGTGGAGATCGCCGTCGAGCTCAGCTACGACGGGCAGACCTGGTACGAGCCGTACAACGCGCGCTTCATCAACCTCTCCTCCGAGTGGAACCTCGTGGAGGACGGGACGGCGCATCGCAAGGCCAACCTGATCCACATCGGTCACCGCCTTGACGGCGCCCTCGTCTGGAGCGTCCCGCCAGTGGCCCGGGACAAGGACGGCAAGTACAAGTTCAACTCCCGCAACGCTGGTGAGATCCTCCGTACCGTGTGGGACGCGGCGGTCAAGCGTGGCTGGGGAGCCGGTCTGACGCTCGACATCAGCACGGCCGTTGACTCCGCCGGTCAGGGGTGGTCTTTGCAGACCACCATCGCCTTCGACCCGTCGGTCTCCGTCAAGTCGATTCTGGACACGCTCATGAACATGGGGATGATCGACTACCGCTGGCGCGGCCGTACGCTCCAGGTCTACAACGCCGACTCAGCCCTGAGCCGCGAGAACCTCTCCGTCGTGTGGCGCCTGGGGGCGGGCACGTCGTCAGCCCCGGAGAAACTCGACTGGTCCCAGCTGTGCACTCACGTCCTGGTCAAGGGCGACGAAGGCCGGACGTGGACCTTCCCCAATCCCGAGGCCCCGGCAGGAATTCCACGTACCGAGAAGGTCGTGAACGCCGGCGGCGTGGAGCTGGAGGGGACGGCTCGGCGTGTGGCTGACCTCACTCTCAAGACCGGCGCCACCCCGGCGGCCGAGGTGAAGCGCGAGTGGGAGGCCGACGACCTTCAGTGGCTCCCCTTCGAGGACTACGCCCTCGGAGACTGGATCCGCGTCGAGCGCGGCAAGGGCCTGGAGAGGATGCGTGTCACCCAGATCTCGATCTCGGTGACCGAGAACGGCCGCTGCGAGGGCCACACGACCTTCGGGACCATGCTCGACGACATCCTGTCGCGCTTGGCCAAGAAGCAGAAGGGCGTTCTCGGGGCCGCCACCTCAGACGGGAAGAACCCGCGCCCCGAGACGCCGACCAGCAAGCACAACCCACTGCCACCTCAGGGCCTCGTGGTTTCCTCGACCGCGGTGATTGGGCATCTCGGCTACCCGGTAGCCGTCGCCTCCCTCCGGTGGGACGAGGTCACCACTGACGCCCTCGGGGTGGCCGTGGACGTGATCGGCTACGACATCTCAGTCCGCGAGATCCCCAACAAGGCGGGGCGGCTGAGCACCTCACGGACGACCGAGGCCGACATTGAGGGGTTGGCGACCAGCCGGCAGTACGCCTTCAGCGTGCGGGCCGTCACGCGCGACGCCGTCGGGGCCTGGTCGGCCGAGGTCATCGCGACGATGGCCTCGGACACGATTCCGCCCCCGATGCCTGGGCGCCCGAGGCTGGCGCAGACCCTCGGAGTTCTCCAGGTGATCTGGAACTACCAGGGCGCTGATGGCGAGAACATGCCAGACGACTTCGCCGGAGTGGAGGTAAGTGTTCAGCACCCCGGCATCGCCCCCGGAGTGGTGGCTCAGATGCCTGCCCCGATGCAGCGGATTCCCCTGGCCGGGTACGAGGTGCGAGAGTACGAGGTGCGCCTGCGGACCTTCGACCGCGCCGGGAACCGCTCCAACTGGGGGCCTCCCAACACCATCACTCTGGAGCAGAACATCGATGCCGACGCCATCGCCAAGCAGGTCGAGGACAAACTCCGCGGCAGCGACGCACTGCAGCAGGCCGCTCGGGAGGGGACTCTCAAGGAGATGAAGCACCTCACCGAGGCCATGACCCAGGTCGCCACCAACCTCGTCAAATCCGGACCCATCCCGCCGGACTCTGGGACAATAGGTTCCAGCATGTGGATCGCACCCGACGGGCGAATCTTCGTCCTCAGAGCAGAAGGAGACCAGTAATGCAGCCCTATGTCGCCACCAAGCAGTGGAGGGACGGGTTCGGGGCCAATGAGACCCGAATCACCGCCGCCGACCTGACCCGCATCGAGGGAGGCATCAGCGCGGCTACCCAGGGCGTCACCAACTTGGAGACCAAGGTCGCCGGGCAGCCTGCCGAGATCCTGAAGCAGGTCCAGACCATTGCTCAGGGAATCCGGGACGCTATGGACAAGGCCATCCCTGTCGGGACCATCGCCATGTTCGGGGCCGAGAAGGACCCGGAGGGGTGGCTGCGATGCGACGGCCGCCTGGTGCAGCGGAGCACCTACCCGAAGCTCTTCGCCGCCATCGGTACCGCGTACGGCTCGTCCTCCGGAAATGACTTCCGCATCCCTGACATTCGGGAGCGATCCGTCGTCGGCACCGGTACGAAGTACCGCGTCGGCGACCGGGGCGGTAACGCGACCGTCACGCTGAGCATCGCCCAGATGCCGGCGCACACCCACGAGATCGGTGAGCAGGGCAACGCCGGCTCCCGGTTCCAGGCCCGTACCGCGAACCAGGACATCGGGATCGGTACGTCGGGGTACACCTACCTGACGTCCACCGGCACCTCTTCAGGTGACCGCTCACCGGTCGCGGTATCTGCCGGAGGGTCGCAGCCAGTCGACCTGCGCGACCCGTACATCGGTCTCCCCTACATCATCAAGGCCCTCTGATGCCCGGTCCCCGAGATCGCGCCAACGCCGCCGCAGGTGCGGCAGGCGGCCAGTACGTAACCGTACCGTCATTCGCCCTACCCGGGCACTCCGCGCCCTCGAACACCCGGGACGCTCCGGGCTCGACGGTCGTCTACTCCCCCAAGGGGTGGAAGTGGGAGGAGGCCGGGGACGACTACTCCAAGACGGTCTCCCAGCTCACGGCCGCGACCTTGGAGTCGGCCGTACGGCGTATCCGCACCTCCCTGGGTACGGTGTTCTACATCCGAGGCACCTCGGGCACGGTGCCGCCGTTCCCGGGAGAGGCCTCCGGCGACACTGCCCGGGTCCAGGACGCGCAGACCCTCGACATCGTCGCTGAATGGCGGTGGGACGGCTCCCAGTGGGAGCGGATGCGCGTCACGTCCGAGCAGATCAGCAACCTCGACGTGGGGAAGCTGACCGCGGGCTCGGCCAACATCGCGGAGGTGACGGCTCGGAAGATCGCTTCTGACGTAGGACGCTTCCTATCTCTCACTACCGATCAGCTCACCGTGACCGGCAACGCCTCCTTCGTGGACGCGACCGCCCACCACGTGTGGTCGAAGATCGTCACGGCCGGGCAGGGGGAGTTCGAGCAGATCAAAGCCGGGATGATTGCGGCCAACTCGATCAGCTCGGACAACCTCCAGGTCGGGGCTCTCGACGGGCAGGTCATCACCGGAGCGACGCTTCAGACTGAGCGCGCCAGTAACCGCGGGCTCAAGCTAACCTCTGACGGTCTCCGGGTCTACGACTCGCGGGGCGCGTCGGTCCTGGACGTCAATGCGCACACCGGAGCTATCAGCATCAGCGGACACCTCAGCCGACGGGACTCGTGGTCAATGGTGTGGTTCAACGACGTCATCTCTACCCGCACTGGACGTGACACCGGCACCGACGGTTCAAAGTGGGGATGCGGCTTGGCTTTCAACTCGCTGGAGGACAACTGGGGAGATGGGGTAATCGCCCTGCTCAAGGACCGGTCCGGGGACCCCTCGATCCGTATGCAGGCCCCCTACGCCGGTCTGGGGGACTCGGTCCCCCACATCTCCGTGGGAACCTCGTACGTGACCATGTACACCCCGTCCGGAGACACTCTGTTCGAGTTCAAGGCCGGCGGCGTACGGCTCAGGGCTCAGGATATCTACTGGTGGGCCAACTCCGGCGGCTTCTCGTACGGCACCAACAGCGACAACAAGCCGAGGCTGTACGTGGGTCCGAACGTGGTGAGCATCCGCCCCATGGGGGAGACTCTTCCCAGATTCCACGCTGATCGGACCTCGACCACGATGCAGTTCGGCGAACGGCATCAGGTGTGGATCTCTAGCAGCGGGGTTCACATCACCGGGACCAAGAACTTCTTCATGCGAGTGCCCGAATTGACTGCTCAGCGCGGCGGGATGTGGCTGAAGCACGCCTGCACCGAATCTCCGTACGACGGGATCGAGTATTGGGAGAACATCGAACTCGACGCCGAGGGCCGCGCCCGCTGGACCTTGCCGGACTATGTTCCTCGGATTGCGTCAGCTAAGGCTCCGTGGGTCGTCTTCACCAGTGACGGCGCCCGTGCGGCGCTGGACCGCTCCAACCCTGAGGAGTGGCACGTGGACGTCACCGGCGCCCCCGGCACGACTGTGGCCGTGCTGGTCAAGGGTGCTCGTAGTATTGACCATGAGGTCTCCGAGCGCGGGGAGCCCGTCATGCGGGACTATGCCCGAGAGTCTCCGTGGCACCTCCCGCCACCGTCCCCCGGAGATGGCAGTGACCCGACCGGGGGTGGGGGCCTACCAGACGACATGTCCGTGGGAGGCGGCCTGTACGGTCCAGCTACCAAACCGGACAGCTACGGTAAGAGTGGCCTATGATTGACAGGGCGGCGCGGGATCCGTGCCGCCCTGCCCTACCCCGCCTATACACCTCAAGGAGGATCCATGGAACCCCAAGCACCGCAGGTCGACGCCGTCGCGGTCATCGACGCCCTGACCGCCGAGATCGCCGCCCTGACCCGCCGCGCCGTCATCGCTGAGCAGCGCGTCATCGACCTGGAGCAGCGGCTCCAGGGCTCAACCGGTACGAAGGAGAGCAAGTGACAGTACAGTCCGTGGCCGCGACCATCGCGCGCCGCATCTGCGAGCAGGAGAACGTCGGGTACAGCCAGCCCGAGCGGAGGTCCTGGTACGCGAACGCCGACTGGGCCGGCCGCGTGTCCAGCCCACAGAACGCGGACTGCTCCAGCCTCGTGTGCGGGGCGATCTGCTACGGCCTCCACGACACCTACGGGGTGCCGTGGGGCCATCAGGCGCTCCTGGAGATCAACGACCACTGGACCGGTAACATGCGCGGCGGCATGGAGCTGCGAGGATTCAGCGAGGTCCAGTGGAACGACGCCGACCTCACCCCGGCCGGGGGCTTCCGCGTCGGTGACGTGATCCTCTCCGCCGCGAACGAGGGTGGCGTCGGCCACGTCGTGATCGCCGTCGAGGACGGCGGGGACCCCCTCGTCTCGGAGGCGTGGATCGCTGAGGACGGCTCGATCGACGGCTACGCCGGCGACACCACGGGCCAGGAGACCCGCACCGTCCGCTACAGCACGCACCCGCACACGCGGGCCGGTCGCTGGACCTCCTGCCACCGGTTCAGTGACCAGAAGTTCCTGTCGCAGTGGCCGTCATTCGCCCCGAAGCAGGGCGGGCAGATCAAGCCGGCCGCAGCCCCCGCTCCCGCACGTCCGGCCGCTCGGCCTGCGGGCCCGCAGCACGCTCACGGGATCGACATCTCCAGCCACCAGGCAGGGCTGAACGTCGGCGCGATCTGGGCCGACTTCGTGATCGTCAAGGCGACCGAGGACGACGACTACGTGAACCCGTACATGGTCTCCCAGGCGCAGGCAACGCTGGGAGCCTCGAAGCGCCTGGGCTTCTACCACTTCGCCCGTCCGGGCGACGCGGCCGCTCAGGCCCGCTACTTCGTGTCCGCCGTAGGCGCGCTCCGCGCCAAGGCGACGCTGTGGCTCGACTGGGAGGCGAACGCCGTCGCCCAGGGGCCCGGCTGGGCGAAGCAGTTCCTCGACACCGTCCGATCTCTGACCGGCTCCACGCCGGGCATCTACATGAACGGCTCCGCCGTCAACGGATACGACTGGTCCGCCGTGGCTCGCGAGTACCCGCTCTGGTACGCCGGTGGCCCGAACTACTCGAACTACGGTTCCTCCTACTCGGACCCGGCCGTCCCAACTGTAAGCTACTGGGGATTTCCGTTAATTCACCAGTACACCGAGGACGGCCGCCTGCCGGGATACTCCGGCACTCTGGACCTGAACCGCTGCCGCGACCGCGCCGCCCTGGACCGGATGATCGGAGGCGGGGCGCCTGCCGCTGCCTCGGCCCCGGCTTCCTCCGGTGAGGCCCAGCTCGTCGTGGACGGCGACTACGGGGCCGCCACCGTCGGTCGCCTGAAGGCCGTCATGGGCGCCGTCGGGTACGCGGAGGTCTACGCCGTCGCGAACCTGCGTCGCTTCCTGAACAAGGCCGTCCCGCCGGCGACGACCCGTCAGCTGACCGGCATGGACCGCCTGCCCGAGGATCGCGGCTGGGACGCCCCCATGGTGAAGGTGTTCCAGTACCTCGTGCTCGCCTGGAACAAGCCGGGCGTGCCCGCTGGCTGGGACTTCGGGGACTGGGTCGACGGGGACTTCGGCGAGGCCACGGTCAAGGCGCTCCAGCTGGCGCTGAACGCCTCCAAGACCAACAGCTTCCGGCTGTGGTGAGGTCGTGACATCCGTGTGACCTATAGGTACCTCACGGACTCATAGGGATACACTAAGGGCGGGGACTCAGACGGGTCCCCGCCCTTACCTATGGAAGGAGCACATGTGAAGTACGCATCCGCGACGTTCTGGGAGGGTCTCGCCGAGCGAGGCATCTCCACCTTCGCGCAGTCCCTCGTCGGCGCCTTCGCCGTCGGGTCCTCGCTGTTCGACCTGGACTGGAAGGGCGCTCTCGGCATCGCCGGTGCCGCGGCCCTGGCCTCGGTCCTGAAGTCGTTCTCCCTGCCGGAGGAGACCGACCGCGCTGTCCCGACCGCTGAGACCGCTACTGCTGACCTCTACACCCCTCGCCACGTCTCCGGACTGGCTGGCTGAGGTAGCCCCATGATCCCAGTGGAGCAGCCCTCGTCGCCGATCCTCACCGTGCTCGCCTCGCCGGAGGTCATCACGGCGGGGACTGCTCTGCTGGCGGCCCTCATCACCTGGCTCAGGATGACGATCAAGAGGCAGCAGTCGCGGCTGGAGGAGAGGATGACAAGGATGAGCGCCCACGTAGTGAGAGCGGCCAACGCCGCCGAGTCGGCCTCAGAGGGCGTTCACAACAACCACGACTCAAATCTCCGTGACGACCTGGACTCCAAGTTCAGCCAGGTCCTCGACCGCCTGACCCGGCTGGTCGTTTCCGTGGACGACCTCCGGGAGTCGGACCGACAGTTCGAGGCCCGCATGTCCCGCATGGAGACGCAGATCGAGGGCGTCCGCAATGACGCGCGGACTGATAGGTCCCACCTGTACACGGAGGTACAGTCATTGCACGATCGGATTGATAGGGTTAAGGGTGATGCCAATCCGTTACGTCAGGAGCCCCAATGACCTCCGCCACCGCCACAATCACCGGCCGCGTCGTAGGGCCTGATGGCCTGGGGCGTATGGGCCGGATCACCTTCACCCCGGCCAGCCTGGGAGCACCTCTACCGGCTCGCGACATCGTCGCCGGGCGGGCTTCCTTCCGTATCGACCCTGACGGGTATCTGGTAGGTCAGACAGGTCGGACGGCGTCCGTCGCCTCTGGAAACTATGAGATAGATCTCAATATCCCGGGGGACCTGGGCGCCCACATCCGTACGATCCGGACTCTGGCCGACGGCGAGACGCTGAACATCGCCGACCTTCTCACGGCCGCGACCGTACCTACCCCACCCCGTCCGCCCAGCCCCGGACCCGCCCAGCCCCCGGCCCCGCCGTCCCCGGCTCCTACAGAGCACGGAGTCCGCGAGACGGCGTCACCGGGTATCCTTGAGGCTATCAATCGGTCTGAAATCATAGACCTTGGCAATGGAGTTCTCACCTGGAGGTAGGGGCAGTGGCCGATCTCACTTGGTACAGCAGAGAGGGAGCCGACCAGCGCTTCCTGACGAGGAGTGAGGCCGGCAACTTGGCCTCCAAGGCGGAGAGCACTCAGGGCGACGCCGCCCTCAGCGCGCGGATCGACGCCGTCAAGGCGGCGGCGGAGGCCGCGCTGCCGGCCGCCACGGCAGAGGCCACATACGCGACGAAGGAGGCCCTCGCCCAGGCTCAGCTCGGCGGAGGTGCGCAGGCTCCCGACCTGTCGGCCTACGCCACCAAGAGCGAGATGCAGTCGGCCGACTCGGCCCTAGGAGGCCGCATCGACTCCCTGACCTCGACCGTCACCGCCGTCTCAGGCAAGGCCGATGCCGCCGTGACCCGCGAGGATCTGGCCGCCTACCCGACCTCGGCAACGGTGGCTGAGACCTACGCCACTAAGGCCTCCCTCGGGGACTACCTGCCCAAGACGGAGGCCGCCGGCGTCTACGCCACCAAGAGCGACTTGGCCAACGCCCAGCTCAGCGGCAAGGGCGAGGCCCCTGACCTGTCGCACCTGGCCACGAAGGCTGAGATGACCTCCGCTGACACCGCCCTCGGTCAGCGCATCGACCAGGTCAAGGCCACCGCCGACGCCGCGGCCCCGATGAGTGCCCTCGCCCCCTACCTCACCGCTGCGGACGCTCAGACCACCTACGCCACGAAGGCTGAGGTGTCCTCCTCCGCCCCGGACCTGAGCCCCTACGCCACCAAGGAGTCGCTGAGCGGCTACCTGACCTCGGCGTCCGCCGCGGAGACCTACTCCACCAAGAAGGACCTCGACTCCTACAAGGCCCAGGCCACCTCAGCCTTCGCCCCGGCCTCGCTCGCTGGCGAGGTGACCTCAGTTAAGGAGACCGCCGACGCTGCCCTTCCGAAGGACGTCGCCGCCACGACCTACGCCACCAAGGAGGAGCTGACTCAGGCCCAGCTGACCGGGGACGGGAAGATCCCGGACCTGTCTGGCTACGTCAAGTCAGCCCAGCTGGCCGACTACGCGACCAAGGCCGAGCTCTCCGGCTACGTCAAGGCGTCCGCCCTGGCCCCGATCTCGGCCAAGGCCGACGCAGCGCTTCCTAAGAGCGAGGCCGCCGACACCTACGCCGCCAAGGCCGACCTGACCGGCTACGCCACCGCCGAGTCGGTCTCCTCTACCTACGCGACCAAGGAGGCCCTGACGACGGCCACCGCCCCGGTCGCCGACCTGTCATCGAAGGTCACGGCCCTGGAGACCTCCGTCAGCAAGAAGGCCGACACCGCTGCCCTCGCAGACCTCCTGCCGAAGGCGGAGGCGTCGACCACCTACGCCACCAAGGAGGAAGTGACCGCGGTTCGGTCGGCCATCCCGGAGGCTCAGGACCTGTCTGGCTACCTCACCGCAGAGTCCGCTACTGCTACCTACGCGACCAAGGCTGACGTGGAGGGCGTCCGATCCGCTATCCCCGCCGCCCCGGACCTGTCCTCGTACCTGACATCCGCCACCGCCGCCACTACCTATGCCACCAAGGCAGACCTTGCCCAGGCTCAGGCCGGCGGCAAGGTCGACCTGTCGGGCTACCTGACGACCGCCGGCGCTGACGGGAAGTACGCCACGAAGGAGGCCCTGAGCGCCGTAGAGGCTAAGGCGTCGGAGGCCTCCGCCAAGGCCGATACCGCCGTTCAGCCGGACGCTCTGGCCTCCTACGCGACCGCCGAGGCCTTGGCCAAGGTGAAGCAGGCCGCGGAGGCGGCTGCGGAGGCCGTCGCGCCGCCGTTCCGCTCCGGCGAGCGCTACTCGTCCCCGGTCACCTACTACTGGCCCGACTACTACAACGAGTCCAAGGGAACCTCGAAGTGGGCTAAGGCACTCAAGGCCGCCGGGACCCTCGGCATCGTCATCCTGAACAAGGACAGCGGCAACTGGGACGAGAAGAACGAGGACTTCGGCAAGCAGGCCGCCCGGGCTCTCGCCGCCGGCGCCCGGCGTGCGGTCTTCTACGTGAAGACCCAGTACGGCGTTGCCTCACTCCCCTCCAATGACCCTGCCCGCAGCGGGGTGCCGAACCCCGACAAGTACACCAAGGAGTACATCCTCGGGCAGATCGCGAAGTTCACCGAGCAGTACGGCGAGGTCGCTCAGGGCGTCTTCCTGGACGAGACGATCAACGGGTGGGGCGCCCAGGCCGGCCGCGTCCAGTGGTACAAGGACCTGATCGCCGCGATCCGCGAGCAGTACGGTCAGAGCTTCTACATCGTGGTCAACGCCGGCTCAAACATGTCCCCGGAGATGTGCGCCCTGGACTTCGACACCGCGATGATGTTTGAGCAGGATGCCGGCAAGTTCCTCAACGAGGACCAGAACGCCCCGGTACTGCCGGATCACATGCGCTCCTACCCGTCGGAGAAGTGGTGGGCTGTCATCCACGGCGTGACGAAGGACAACTACCGTCAGGTCTTCGAGAAGCTTGACACTCTCCCCATCGGCCACGCCTACATCACTGATGGTGTCCTGGTGGAGGACCCGAACCGTGGAGGCCAGTGGGAGCCTGTCGGTAACCCGTACGCGAACCCGCCGTCGGAGCAGCTGATCAGGCTCACGTCCTCCTGGATTCGTGGCACGCTCGGCCTGCACCTGGAGGTGGAGGACCTGAAGGCTCAGGTGGAGGCCCTTAAGAAGGGTGGGGCTCAGGCTGGAGCACAGCCGGGAGCCGGCCAGGCAGGAAAGCTTCTGGTCCTCGGCCCCAACGACCCGCTCCCGCAGGGCGTCACCGACGACACGGTCATCGTGCGCCGGGAGGCGTGAGACATGCCCCTCATCGAGCCCTACAAGGACTACGGGCAGACGCCAGTGGAGGCCTTCGGCCTCCACTGGCTCACCCGCACCGACGCATGGCACCCAGGCGGTCCCGCGGCCAATCAGAAATGGAACGAGCGTGCGCTCAGGAAGCGCCCCGACGGATCCCTGGAGATCTCCATCTCCACCGTCGGCGGCGAGCCCCTGTCGGCTGAGATCGTGTCCGCTGAGTCGATGGGGTACGGGACCTATGAAGCCTCCTACGAGCTGCTGGCCCCTGCCCGCATGCGCGACCTCCACAAGAACATCGTGTGGGGCATCTTCCCCTTCGACTGGGAGGACATGTACCCGGGCTACCAGGAGATCGACATTGTCGAGGATTCCTACTGGTCTGGCTACACCGACATGGTCGGCAAGTACACGCTCTACCCGCAGGATGAGAACAGCGGCAAGCACCTGACCGACCGCGTGTGGACCCCGTCCGGCAAGGGGGCTACCGTCCGCATGACCTGGACTCCGGGGAGGGTGTTCTGGGAGACGTGGGAGGCCCCCCTCACTGAGGATCAGGCGCGTACGACGCCCGTCGCTCAGGGCGGCTACTACTCCGGAGCCCTCACGGAGGGGATCCCGGTCCCCCGGTCGCAGCGCATGCACATCAACCTCTGGGCGTTCCGCGGCAAGGGCGGGTGGGAGTCGATCCCGGCCACCACCATGCACCTGAAGTCGTTCTCCTACACCCCGTGGGCGGGATCCTTCGGGGTCCAGGTCGGCCAGGCCGGTGCGGGGCGTCTCAGCGTCGTGCGCGGCGGGCGCGAGGTGGCCGCCGTGGCAGGTACGCGGGTAGCGCCGATCGACCCTCGAGCCGCCGTCGGCGCTCAGGACGGGGTCTTCGATGCATGGGTTGACCGGCCAGACGGCTCGATCCTCATGCGCTCCGTTGAGGACAACGGCGACGGATCCGTCACCATCAAGCACGCACATCCCGTCCCGGCCGTGGACGGGCTCTACTCCCGGGAGGTTCACCTGTAATGGCCGTCACAGCTGAGGTTCGCGTCTACAGCGCCGAGTACTGCGACAAGACGTTCGCGAGGAAGGGCGAGGCCGGAGGCGGAGCTGCCCCCGCCCCCGCGGGTCCGCGCATCATCGTCCTGGGCAAGAACGACCCCGTCCCAGAGGGCACTCCGGCCGGGACCATCATCGTCCGTAAGGAGAAGTGATGCCTGACAGCGTGTTCCCTCCAGTCAGGGAGTGGTGGTTGAGTCGAGGCAGTCGGAGAGCGGACGGGATATACGTCCCCGCCAACTCGTCCGCCAGCCCCGCGGACACCAGTGCCCAGCCCCGCGGGGCCGGAAAGTACACCATTGATCTCACGTACACGTCCGGCGCCAACGTCATGGCGATCAGCATCGTCTGGTACGACGCAGCCGGGAAGCGTCAGGCCGTCTCCAGGATGCCGACCCTCATCAACATCCCAGCAGGGGAGCGGGCGCCTCTCCGTATCGACGTCGAGCTCCCCCCGTCTCAGTGGGCCAAGTGGGTGCCTGTACTGGAGATCCCCGCCAAGGATGGGCACGACATCCTCATTCATGGCGCGAAGATCTACCCGACCCCGCCTCCCACGCCGGAGACTTCCGTGTTCACGTGGCCGGGCCAGTGGTGGACTAACACCGGCAAACAGTCTGGGACTGACCTTACGGTCCCTTCCGGCGGGATCTTCGTGCCCTGGGCCACGCAGGCGACGCCGGTCAAATCGGGCAACTGGGAGGTGACGTTCACCTACACAGCTGCAGCCCCGTCCAAGGTGTCCATCGCGCACAACAAGTTCAAGGAGGCGGACGAGGCCAAGCAGACTGGACAGTCCCGTATCGGAGACTTCGACCTGGCTGCGGGCTCTAACGCCTCGAAGGCGGTCCGGTTCACTATCCCAACCTCTCCGGACCCGCTGTGGACTCCGCAGTTCCAGCTGCCTGCCGGCTCGCCGGATGTGACGTTCCACAAGATCGAGGTGCACGAGTACACGCCCGATCCGGAGCCCGCCCCTACGCCTCAGGTCAGGGTCCGGTCCAGCGCGTCCTCCGAGGGGGTGGCCGGCGCTGTACCCGCCCTATCGGCCGAGTCACGGGTGGGCGACCTCGCGGTCATCTTCTACGCGAGCCAGTTCGGCAACACTGCCGCAGCTCCGCCTGCCGGCTGGATCAAGCGCGCCGTGCCGAACGTCAACGGCCGCTCCGGATACACGGCCGTCCTCAAGGTCACCGACCCGGCGCAGACGCAGAACGTCTCGGTAGCTGGGCCGACCGCCGGAGGAGCCCGAGAACGGGCCCTGCTGCTCGTCCTGTCCGGGGTGAAGTCCTACGCCATCCACCCCTGGCAGGGCACGACGCCTACCCCGGCCGCAGGCTCCGCGACCCTCGCGGCCTCTCAGGCCCACGGGAACGCCCAGACCGCGCTCTCCGACTGGCGAGCTGCGGGTACGGGCTGGCAGTCAGGGGCCCACTCGTCGCAGGAATCCTGGTCGTCCCTGCTCTCATCCTTCGTGACCTCGCCTCCTACCTCCTCCGGAGTCGCCGCCTGGACCTGGATCGACCTTGAGCCGGATCCGGAGGCCCCTGCCGAAGAGGCGGGCGGCGTCGAGGTTCATGGGGGCGGGGGCGCGCGGGTGTGGGTGCACGAGTCCCCTCAGGACGTGCCTGCGCAGATGCGGGCCATGCCGTCCGGCTACCCCTCCATCGACGCGATGGCCGCTCAGCGGGGCTTCCTCGTGGCGCACAGGGGCGGCTCAGCCTCATGGCCGGAGATGAGCATGCGCGCCTACACGAACGCCGTCGCTCACGGGGCCGGCGCTCTGGAGGTGTCTACGCACCTGACGAAGGATGGTGTGTGGGTCCTGGCCCATGACCAGAACCTCCAGCGAGTGGACCCCTCGGCCCCCTCCACTCCTATCTCTCAGATGACGTGGGCTGAAGTGCAGCGCTACCGGACTGCTGGGGAGAGGATCCTCCGCATTGAGGAGTACCTGGAGGCCTACGGCCGATCGCACGTCACCGTGCTGGACCCGAAGTACTCGGCTGCCCAGTGGGCCGACCTGGCCGCCAAGCTTCCGGCCGACGCCAAGAGCCGTGTCATCTGGAAGAGCGCGGGTGACGCTACCTGGCTGGCCGCTCAGTGGAAGGCCGCCGGCTGGAGGTGCTGGGGGTACGCCTACTCCCAGCACGCGTCTGACGGCAGCCTGGCTAAGTGGGCGACGTCGTGGGACTACCTGGGGTTCCCCTGGGACGCTCCGACCCTCGCCTGGAGGGTGGCGACATCCTTCGGCAAGCCGGTGTGGGCCCACATCTGCCCAACGAAGTCGGCCTACGATCAGGGCCTCCAGAACGGCGCCGTCGGATGCATGGTGTCCGGAGTGGCCGACGTCCTGAAGACGCCCCTCGTGTAGGAGAAGACCCCGCCCATCTGGGCGGGGTCTTCTTTCAGTCCCCTAGGAGTGCAGCTCCCAGGACGAGGCGTTGCCGTCCCGAGCCTCGAAGGTGAGGATGGCCGGCCTGGTGGAGTCGCCGGAGATGTTCGTCCACCAGTCAGAGCCGCGATCGGCCGACGGGCAGGAGATGATCCATCGAGCATCGCCTACCTGGTTCACGGCGAAGTTGTGCCAGTGCCCGTGGACCAGGATCCTGGCGTCGTAGAGGCCGCTACGCCGGCCGAACGCGAGGTCCCTGAACCATCCTGGCACCTTGCTCTGCGAGCCCGCCAGATGGCCGTGTGTGAAGCCGATGCGCGTGCCGTCGGCGGCGTCCACGGTGACGGCCTCCTCCCACTTCTCGGGGCGGAAGAACTTCACGTGCTCGAAGCCGGGCCGGTCCTCGACGATGTCCTCGATGTTCTTCGAGACCATGATGCCGAAGTCGTCATCGGGAGCATTGGCCCGGCTGTTCTTGCCCGGCCCTGTCCTCACTGCGCAGTGATTGGACGGTACGGCGACGTAGTAGAGGGACGAGCACAGTGGGGCGAAGGTCTTCAGCGCCTCTGCGTAGAGGCGCTGCACGGTGCGAATCTGGTCAGTCAGGCTGAGGTCGTTGGTCTGGGCCTGCGCCGCGACGTTCCAGAAGCCCTCAGTCGAGTCCCCGACGTCGGCCAGGATGATGCGCTCGTACCCTCCGGTGAAAAGCACGTCATCGGCGATGTCCTTGATTGCGCGACGCACGAGGCGGACGGTGTCCTCGGTACCTCCGCCACTCTGAGTTTTGCCCACCTGATAATCTGCCATACAGACAATAAGAGTATCGCCCTTTTCCGAGGCCAGCCCGGGCTTGGGGAGCAGCGGCTCCTGGAAGACGGGCTCCAGATCCTCGTAGGAGAGACGCTTGGCCTCCTCCATCTCCAGGGTCCCGGGGCGGTACTCGATCTTCTCGTAGGAGCCGTCGGCCAGACGGACCGTCTTGCCGCGCTTCGTGATGGCGCCGACGGGGAGGTCGAAGAACTCGTCCCGGCTGAGCGTGTCCTGACTCTTACGCTTCAGGGCGCGCCGCCTACGGCGCACTGTGGCCTCTGAGGTGTGAAACTCCTCAGCCAGGTCTATGTTGGTCTTCCGTTCTCGCTCTGGTAGCGCGTCATTGGCGATGATCGCCTCTTCCAGCGGGCTCATGGGTCTCCAATCTAGGGATTTGCTGGGCATGCTGAGGTCAGTCTAGACCTGTCCCAACCCTTTCCACGAATCGGAAGCCTAATTGATACCTGAGTGACCGCCATCACCGCTCTTCCGCGACTATCGGATTGCCTCCGTACCCGTTCCCGGTTACCTTGGATATATCCGCCTAACTACTAAGGAGAACGTCATGACCTCCCTCTCTACCAATCACCTCGCCTTCCCCGGCAACTTCAGCCCCCTGACCGAGCGCCGCGTGTCGGGTCAGGCGTGGGCGAACGCCCTACGCCCCTACTTCAAGTACGTGAACGTGGGGGAGGGGGACGGGTCCCCAGTAGTCGTAGCCGAGAGCGGAAACGACCTCGTGCTGACCTTCTCCGAGTCCTCTGAGAGCCGCGGCCGGTGGCCTCTGTGGAATATGGAGGTCTACTCCCGCCGCACGGGCGTCGAGTACTCGTACAAGGTCGGCAACCTGCACGATGTGCTAGTCTCCCTCCTGCACGAGTCCTGACTCTCGGTCTCCCTTAGAGAGTCGACTCACTCACCGGCAAGGACGCCGACAGAAACCCTCGAGATGCCTACTCGGGGGTTTTCTGTTGCCCAGATCACCCATCCTGGAAGTTGTGAACACTTCCCACGGCAACTCACAAAATGTAGGCTGTACCCATCACCGATACGGCGAGAGCCGTTCCAGATAGGAGCAGTCATGAGCATCATGGACCTGGAGAAAGTCGTGAGCCGGGCCAGGAAGTCCGCGCAGGGCTCACACACGCCCTGCGGCCCGATCACGTGGGTCTGGGGCAAGGAGGACCTGAAAGGTCTCGTCAAGGCGATCCACGCCTCGCAGAAGGTCGTCATGGACCTGGAGACCACCGGACTGGACGAGTACGCAGAGGCCGGCGGCGACACCAACGGCGGCTACCCGGCCCGCATTGTCCTGGCCTCCCTCACCCTCCCGAACGCGGATCGCGCCGCGGCCGGCGCCTACGACTGGCGCACCTTCGACGGCGAGCAGCCGATGACCTACCTCGTGCCCCTCTCGCACCCGGCCTCGCCCCTCCTCGGCGCGTGGAGGAAGGTCATGGCGATCATCGGGCGTGAGATCAACCGAAGCGGCAAGCCCTTCGTCAACGCGAACATCAAGTTCGACGCCCGATGGGTCTTCGCCCAGGCCGGGGTGGACCTGTCCGACCGCATCGAGTGGGACACGACCGTCTCGTCCCAGCTGGTGGACACTGAGGCCCGCACCCGCCTCAAGATCCGCGCCGCGCGCGACTTCGGGATCGAGGAGTGGGACGACTTCGATCTAGGCACTCCCGGCGCCGCGGAGCGCGTTGACCTGATCCAGCTCGGCGAGTACGCGGCGCGTGACACCTACTACACCTGGAAGATCGAGGAGGAGCACCGCGACCAGATGTTCCTCACCGGTGACGAGGAGCCCTTCGACTCCGACGACATCCAGATGGCCCGCCTGGGCAAGGTAGCCACCTACGTAGCCATGCCTACTGTGAAGACCCTTACAAAGGTCGAGCAGCGCGGCTTCCTGCTGGACGTGGACTGGGTCCACGCCAAGATCGAGGAGATGGACGGCCTTCGCCTGAAGGCCTGCGAGGACATCCTCGGCCTGTACGGGACCGCCCCAGCCCCGGCGCCGGCGAAGGACGGCGTCACCACGGCCGCGACGTCGAAGTGGTTCCAAGGCTTCGTGGCCCAGGCCATCGAGGCCGGGGACCTGCGCGTGACGGCCCGCACGGACTCCGGGAACGCTCAGTGGAACAAGGCGGTCCTCATAGCCCAGCAGAGGCAGGGCAGCCCCGCCGCCGACGCCCTGCTGCGTCACCGGGACGCTACGAAGACGCTGGAGTTCCTCCGCTCGTGGCTGGAGCTGCGCGACCCCGACAACGTGATTCACGCCACCTACAACGTAGGCTTCGTGAAGACCGGCCGCCTGAGCTCCAGTAATCCTAACGTTCAGCAGATTTCTGCCAGGCTCAAGCCGGCCTTCATCCCCCGGCCCGGGCACGTCCTGCTCGACCTCGACTACAGCCAGGTCGAGCTGCGCGTGGCGGCGTTCATCTCCCGCTCGCAGCCGATGATCGAGGCATTCCAGAGAGGTGATGATCTTCACAGGCTCCTCGCCGCGAAGATCGCCGGCAAGGCTCCGGAGGACGTGACCTCGATGGAGCGCAAGAGGGCGAAGGCTGGCAACTTCGGCCTCCTCTACGGCATGAGCCCCGGCGGCTTCCAGGCCTACGCCGCCACCGCATATGACGTTTCTCTCACTCTGGCAGAGGCGCAGGCCGTCCACAGCGCGTTCTTCGAGATGTGGGACGGCATGAGGCAGTGGCACGAGCGCTCCAAGCGCCGGGCCTACGAGCGAGGCTACGTGACGTCCCCCATCGGCCGCACCCAGTGGCTGAGCGACCTGTACTCGAAGAGCTCGTTCAAGGCCTCCCACGCCGAGCGCAACGCCCTCAACAGCCCCGTGCAGGGCTTCGGCTCGGACCTGATGCAGATGGCCGCCGCCTCGATCATGGGCACGCTGCCGGGCTACCCGCTCCCCAAGGTCGAGGGGGCCCATGTCGTGGCGACCGTCCACGACGAGATCTGCATCGAGGTCCCGGAGGACCGCTGGCAGGAGATCCTGGTCGAGTGCAAGCGCCGCATGGAGGACGTCAACACGTTCCTACGCCCGCTCGACTGCCAGATGGACGTGCCGATCGTGGCCGGCCCGTCGGCCGGCACGCGCTGGGGAGTCCACGACCTGCACGACGAGGACGACCCGCTCCCGCAGATCTGATACCTAACTCACACCCCTGAGACATGCGTCTCAAATCTTCAAAACCGGGAATACGTTGGAAACACAGGCAAAACCGTCTATTCCCAAATCCAGCAGAGATCTACACCACACTTTAGGAGACACCATGCGCAACGCACTTCGTACCTACCCCGCCCGACCGGCCACCTTCCAGGGCCGTCCTGCTGTCCAGATCCGTGACCCGAAGAACGAGGTCGAGTACTGGGTCGAGATCACCGAGGAGCCTGACTCCGCCGGCCGCTACCACGTCGTGAACCTCCTGTGCCGCCCCGACGAGGGCGTTCGGTTCCCTGACAGTGTTCCCCACCGGACCCTCTGCGAAATCGCCGCAAACGTGCTCCAGAGGCGCGAGAAGCCGGCCCGAGGTGGCAACCGCTACAAGGGTCCCGAGGTCGAGTTCCTGCGCGAGCAGATCGAGCTAGGCAAGACCCGCACCGACATCGCCAAGGACCTGGGCAAGAGCATCTACACCGTGGACTCCTGGCTGAGGCGAGCACGCCGCATCGACCCAGACTTCCCGGGAACGATCACGAAGACCGGCAAGCGCCGCCCGCCGCGCAACAAGGAGCGCAGCGCCGAGGCGAAGGCGCGATCTCGCGAGCGGATGCTGAAGGACATCTGAGCCCCGTCACGAGGGCCCCTCCCGGGGTGGGAGGGGCCCTTTTGCGTGCCCTGAATCACATCTAAGACGGCCTGTCACATGCTGAGACAGTTGTCCGCGTAGTGAGACAGTGGCCCGGGACACATGACTTTGAGTCCAGTCGGAAGGTCAAACACTACTTATGTCAAAATGTGTATGCCAAGTTACATGGTCATCCTTGGCTCGGGCGTGTCGCCCCGCAACTTCCGCGTGTCGGGCCCCATTGCTGAGGTTAGTCCGTATGCCTGCATACTATTCCCAGATACGGGTGTGATGAATGTCTAACTTTAAAACCCCTATTCCGTGAACAACGTCACCGTTTTACGCTTGCAACTGCCTCCGGAATTTGATACCCCGCGCGCCCGCACGCGCACACACACTCGCGTCCTTCCCCCCTGACGGAGT